AAAGAAGGCTACCACTCTGCGGTGGCTAAGAAAGGCCACCTCAAAAGGGTGGCTTTTTTTCTTTTTTAAGTTACAATGTTTTTGTTTTAAAGGAACTTATTATGTCCTCCACAACCATCACTCGTGGTAATTCTCACGAGACTTTCTACATAATTCCAACGTTTAGCAATGCGTCTAACACCTTGGCAGCAAACACAACCACCACCGTTACTTATCCTATCGCAGGTCTTCAGACCACCGATATTGTGACCGTGTTGGGTGCAGTTGGCGCACAAACCGCAGGTGTATTCATTGCTGAAGCTGATTGCTTGACCGCAGGTATTTTGTCTGTTCAATACGGCAACTTAACAGGTACGGCAACTTTGACACCAGTTTCAGGTCAATACGTGATTGCGATCACTAGACTTGAAGGTCCAGCTCCTGTATCGGCAGTTTAATCATGGCAGGTTCAACCGTTCAACGCAATGCAGGTCAAACCTACGCATTAGCGGTCACTACATCTGCTCACTCAGCGGTGCAGATCAACGACACAACGAACGATCAGGTTAACTACACCAGTTTTTTAAATATTGGTTCAAGTGCTTGTGCAATTCGTTGGAATCAGACAAACTCAGGTTTGTCTAGTGTTGCTATTCCTAGCGATGGAAATTCAGGAGATTATGTATTACCTCCTAACATGACCACACCTTTGATTTTGGCAACACCTACGACACCGTATTATCTAAGCGCAATTGGCGCAGGTAGTACGACACTTTATGTAACTCCTGCTGCGGATCAATCGTAAAACTATGGCTGCTCCTTCCAACTCTACTGTTCAAAATCTTGTACCTATTCAGGGTCTTTTCGACACTTCAGGTAATTTTCAAACATTTATTGGTCAGGGGCAGCCTTTCTATGCCATTCCAAACCCTTATCAATCAGGGTTGCACATCACAAATAGCACAATTGACAGTACAACAATTGGGGCTACAACACCGTCAACAGGTGTTTTTTCAGCAGCGCAAGTCAATGCCACTCCTGTTGGCATTTATGACGTAACGAACAAACAATATGTAGATGCTGCGATTGTCGGCATTTCATGGAAGCCACCGGTTAATTACGGAACTGTTAACAATGTGACCCTTTCAGGCTTGGGTACACAAAGTGGTGGTGATTGGCCTAGCGCATTGACATCAGGAATGCGTGTGTTGGTCAAAAATCAGTCTAACCAACCTGATAACGGCATTTATGTGGTTGCATCGGGCGCTTGGGTGCGTTCTGCGGACACAAACACATGGAACGAGCTAATATCAGCTTTGGTTTTTGTTGAATCGGGCAACACTTTGGGTGGGTCGGCTTGGTACTGTGCAGCACAATTAGGTGGCACATTAGGCACAACCAACGTCACATGGTCTAACTTTAGCGTTGCAGCTACTTATACGGCAGGAACAGGCTTAACTTTAAGCAACTATATATTCAGCATTACCAATACTGCGGTCACGGCAGGTAGCTACGGTAGTGCTTCAAGCGTACCAACTTACACCGTTAATGCTCAAGGTCAGTTGACGGCAGCTTCAAACACATCTATTTTGATTGCCAACACTCAAGTTACAGGCTTGGGTACGATGTCAACGCAAAATGCGTCATCTGTGGCAATTACTGGTGGCACGATAACTGGTCTATCTGCTGCTATTCCTGTGGCTTCAGGAGGCACAGGAGCGACCACATTGACAGGTTATGTCAAAGGCACAGGAACATCGGCTTTAACAGGCGCTACAACGATTCCTAGCACCGATATTACTGGCCTTGGCACAATGTCAACGCAGAATGCGAACAACGTTGCTATAACTGGTGGTTCAATTACAGGTTTGTCTTCTTCTTTGCCTGTGGCATCAGGTGGTACAGGCGCATCGACATTAACAGGTTATTTGTCAGGTAATGGCACAGGCGCTTTTACGGCTAGTTCAACCATTCCAAGCTCTGTAATTAGCGGTCTTGGTACGATGGCTACACAAAATGCAAGTAGTGTTGCCATCACAGGAGGAACGATTAACGGTTCTTCAATTGGTGCAACAACAAGAGCAAGCGGTGACTTCACCACTTTGTCGGCTAATACAGTTACAAGTACCACACCTGTTTTAAGTTTTAACGCATCAAATTCAATTGCAACATTTGGTAGCACAACTTCAGGTTCTTATAACCAATTGGTTATTCAGAATAAGAGTACAAGCGCTAATGCATCAGCTAACTATGTAATTTCTAACGACCAAGGCACAGACTCATCATATTATGGTGAGTTTGGCATGAATTCATCGACTTTTAGCGCATCAACACCTAGCGATTTTTATTCAATCAATAATGGTGTTTATTTCTCGGGTCATGATGGTGATATTACTGTTGGATCAGGAAATGGTTACAAGCATTACATGGCTTGGGGCACAACAGGACAATCAGCTCACGTTATCAATGCAGTTGGTGCATTAGGGTTTACCACTAATTTAGGTACAACACCTGCGTTAAGTGGCACAACAGGTTATGGAACATCAGGTCAAACGTTAATTACCGCAGGTTCAACAGGTGCGCCATCTTGGGGTACTTTAGGAATTAGTGGAGGTGGAACAAATGCTACGACTACTCCTACTGCTGGCGCTATTGCCTATGGTAATGGTTCTGCTTACGCATTTACTGCTGCCGGTACTACTGGACAGGTTTTAACCTCAAACGGATCAAGCGCACCTACATGGTCAACTCCTGTGGCTTATGCGACCGTGACGGACGATACGTCAACTAACGCAACTCGATATTTGTTGTTTGCAAATCAGACAACAGGTAATTTGACAACTGAATACACCAGTTCGACTAAACTTCAATTTAACCCTAGCACCGGAGCATTGACCTCTGGTAAACTCATCATATTGCCATAAGGAACTGAAATGGGACAACTCGTTTTTCAAGCAACTTTAGGAGGGGCAATTAACCTTAGTGGCCCCAATACGGCTTCTACGGTAACTTTTACGCTTCCAAGTGCGGACGGTTCTAGCGGTCAAGTTATGCAAACCAATGGAGCAGGATTGCTTTCATTAGGTAACGTTTCATTGACATCTGCGGTGACAGGCACATTACCTGTTGCAAACGGTGGAACAGGAACAACTACATCTACTGGAACTGGTTCAGTAATGTTAAATAGCGCACCAAGTGTTACCAATCCAACTGTTACCAATTACACGGAAACACTTTATACGGCAAACACATCAACTGCAATTACTGTATCTTTAGCAAATGGAACAGTTCAACAATTAACTTTGACAGGTAACGCAACAATTACTATGCCTACTGCTAGTGCTGGTAAATCATTTATCATTATGCTTAAACAAGATGGAACAGGTTCAAGAACTGTTACATGGTCAACTGTCGTTTGGGGCGGTGGTACTGCACCAACAATTACATCAACTGCATCAAAACAAGACATTTATTCGTTTTTTAGCGATGGAACAAATTGGTATGGTGCAACTATTGGGCAGAATTACTAATGTTTAGCGCATCTAAATCAGGATTATCAAGCGTACCTGATCCTCAATTTAATTACGTTACTGCTTTATTGCATGGTGATGGAACTAATGGCGCACAAAATACATCTTTTGTAGATGGTTCTACAAACAATTACACAATTACCACTTATGCAAATGTAACTCAAGGTTCATTTAGTCCTTATGGTAGTTTGTGGAGTAATGTTTTTGGGAATAGTTCCAATTTGACATTTACTGGCACAACTGCCATGTCTTTTGGAACTGGTGATTTTACTATTGAAGCATGGGTTTATAAAACTGCAACAACTGGTGATTATGCAATTATTGATTCTCGTGCAACAGGAAGTGGTGAACCTTGGTATCTTTGGATCGTATCCAATAATTTGCAGTTTTATACTGGAAGCAACACATTAACATCTAGCAATTCAATTTCATTAAATACATGGACTCATGTTGCAGTTAGTAGAACATCTGGTGTTTTAAAACTTTTTGTTGGTGGTGTACAAGGTTATAGCGCTTCAAATACAGACACAATCAATGTGACTGCAAATACTTATATTGCCTCTAGAAATGATGGTGTTGGTTCTTTTCAGGGATATATATCAAATTTGCGTATTATAAAAGGTACTGGAATTTATACTTCTGCTTTTACACCGCCAACAACTCCATTGACTGCTGTAAGCGGTACACAATTATTAACTTGTCAGTCAAATCGTTTTATTGACAACAGTTCAAATAATTTTACTTTAACTGTTGTTGGCACACCATCTGTTCAAAGATTTAACCCATTTTTACCGACATCATCACAAGCATATACCACAAGTGTTTATGGTGGTAGTGAATATTGTGACGGAAATCAAAGTTATGTTTCAGCTCCTGTAAACGCTGGATATTTTGGAACAGGAAATTTCACTATTGAATGTTGGGTATATCCAACTACAATTTCAAGTTCAAGCAATGTAATTGCAGGTATTTGGGAAGATTTAGGACCAGCTCATCAGGCTTGGATTTTAGTTATTGGGTCATCTGGTCAATTACAATTTTCCATCAATGCTAGTTTAAGTGGCCCAAATATCACGATTTTTAGTGGTGCAACAAATGATATTAGATTAAATCAATGGCAACACATTGCTATAACTCGTTCAGGAAATAATTGGTACAAATTTATCAATGGTAAATTATCTGAAAGCACGACAAATACAACTTCTATTTACAATAGTGCAGGATATTTAGGTGTTGGGTATTATTATCATCAAGTTAGTACAGGAGCATACATCGGGTATATTTCAGATTTTAGAACTGAAATAGGTACTGCGGTTTACACATCTGCTTTTACTCCTCCTACTGCACCTTTGACCGCAATTACAAATACATCACTGCTTTTAAATTTTAAAAACGCTGGCATTTACGATAATGCCATGATGAATGATTTCATTACTGCTGGATCAGCGCAAATCAGTACAAGTGTTAAAAAATATGGTACTGGTTCGTTAAGTTTTAATGGTTCTACTGATTTTTTAGTTCAAACATTTAGACCTTTTATGTTGTGGAATTCAGCAAATTTAACAATTGAATTTTGGATTAACACAACTAGTAGCACTCAATACGCTACTATATATTCAAATACACAAGCGTCATTCAGTACAGGGATGTATTCATTGATGATAAATAGTCAATCGACTACTTCTGGTGATGTAACATTATTTGTAAATGAATATTCATCTGCAACTCCTTTGATAGTAACCACAAGTAATAGTGTGCGAGATGGAAATTGGCACCATGTTGCAATGGTTAGAAATGGGTCTTCTTGGGTTATTTATGTTAATGGTTTAAGCAGTGGTACAGGAACATTTTCTGGTTCTATAACTGCAACAACTTACCCTGCAAATATTGGTTCTGACCCATTTTATTCAAGAAATTTTGGTGGTTATATTGATGATTTTAGAATAACGTATGGATATGCTAGATACACATCCAACTTTACACCACCAACATATGCTTTCCCCAACTATTGAGGTAAATTATGCAAATTGCAATCATTTCTAATAACACAGTCACCAAAGTGGGTGATTACAGGGATTTGTTTCCCAATGTATCGTTTCCATTAACAGGCCCAAATGCTGAGTGGTTAACAGAAAACTCATGTATGCAATGCAATTTGTATTTGACATACGATCCATTGACACAAGCTCTTGAACCATCAAATCCAACCATCAGTAATGGAATGGTAGATTTGGTAAAAGTTGTAGAGCTGACCGCTGACCAAATAACGGCAAACAAAGCAAGTGCATTGGCTGGCATTAGGGCCACTAGAAATGCTTTATTGACTGCTTGTGATTACACGCAAACACCAGACAATCCAAGCCCCAAAAAAGCAGCTTGGGCCACATACAGGCAAACATTGAGAGACATTCCTGAGACAATTACAAGTGGAAATTTAGACCCAAGAACATGGAATAATTGGCCTCATAATCCTGATTATGTTGAAGGAAAATTATTTTGAAAGACAAATAAATGAAATGGCAAATTCTTGAGTTAAATGGTACTGATGGAACGGTCGTAAATGTCCGTTATAAAGTAGACCATGAAGGGGTAGAGACTGAGGGTTATTGGCACTTTGAAGAACCCAAACCTTTAAAGGGTGCGACTGAGGAATCTGTGATTGAATGGGTGCGTCAAGCCACTATGAAAAACGGAATAAATGCCGTAGAATCACGTTTAATCGAGCAAGTTGAATCGCAGATTTCTGCTCTTCATCCTCCTTGGAAGGCTAAAACGTTTAAGGTGACAGTATGAAAGAGGTAAAACTAGAGCTTACTGTCGAAGAATTACAACTTATTGCTGGCTCATTGCGAGAACTGCCTTATAAAGTTGTTGTGAACTTACTTCAAAAAATTGATAGACAAGTAGTACCACAACTGCAAGAGGCACAAAATGACGGCCCCAATTGATTTCATTACTCGTGCGCTAAAAGACATCGGAGCATTAGAAGCTGGCGAACAACCCACTCCTGAAGCTGCACAAGACGCTTTTGATATGTTTAACGATCTTGTTGACCAATGGTCTAACGAGAACGGCATGGTCTTTAACGTCACAGAGATCATTTTCCCTGTTATTGCAGGTCAAGTTCAATACACGATTGGACCAACCGCATCTAGCCCTAACTTCATAGGCGCATCGTTTACAGGATCAATCGTAGGAAACATCTTAACGGTTACTGGTATTGCATCGGGGGCGGTTGCTCAAGGTCAAACGTTGTCGGGTACAGGCATATTGCCTGGCACTAAGATTGTCAGATTTTTAACTGGCGCAGGTGGAAACGTCAATGAAGCCGGTACGTATGAGGTTAACTTTAACCAAACCGTAGCGTCCACAAGCATTACGGCTTACTACCAAAAGCCACTCAACCTTAATTCTGCGTTTGTTAGGATAAACACCTATTCCAACGGTCAACCCATCACAAATGGTGGTTTAGATTACCAAGTTGACGTTTTAACGCTTCAGCAATACGAGTTGATTGGCTTAAAAACGCTTAACGGTCCTTGGCCTAAAGCAGTTTACTACAACCCAAATCAAGACTCAGGCAACGTTTTTGTGTGGCCTAACCCTGCACAGGGTGAAATGCACATTTTTGCCAATACATTGTTCAGTAGATATGACTCAATGTATGACACGGTAAGTATGCCCCAAGGCTATAACATGGCCTTCAGGTGGTGTTTGGCAGAGCGTTTGATGCCTATGTATGGCAAATCAGATCAAGGCCAAATGGCGATGATTACAAGCTACGCAGCACAAGCCAAGGCTACGCTGAAACGCACAAATATTGCACCGTTGCAAGTTGCTCAATATCCTGACGCATTGATGATTGGCAGGGCCAAGGATGCTGGTTGGATATTGACCGGTGGATTCATGAGGTAAAGCCATGCCTGACTTTGGATTTGTCGGCCCAAGTTATGAGGCCCCATCTATTTACCAAGATGCTCAAGAATGTATCAATTTTTTTCCTGAGATTGATTATTTAAAGCAACAGGGTGATAGAGGGGTTGTTGCGCTTTATCCAACACCAGGACTCACCACAAAGGCCATTCTGCCCAATTTCCAAGAGGTAAGGGGTATGCGTACCCTTTCGGGCGGTAATCAAATGGTGGCGGTTTGTGGGCCTTACGTTTACGTTTTATCGTCTAACCTAGTTCCTGAAGTTATTGGCTTGCTGAACACCTCTTCAGGTCGTGTTGGGATTAGCGATAATGGGGTAAATGCTTACATTGTGGACGGTGCTTATCGTTACACATGGCGCATTTCTAGCCCTAACCAAGCCGTATTTGTTGGTTCAATTAGTGGTACGGTTTTAACTGTTACTGCGGTGTCTAGCGGTACGATTGGCATCAATCAATCATTATTTGGTGTTGGTGTTACTGCTGAGACGATTATCACTAGCTTGGGAACAGGCACAGGTGGTATTGGTACATATAACCTTAACCTGTCTCAAACAGTACCGGCAGGATCATTAAACTCTGCTGCTATTGGCACGATTTTTACAGGCACAATCGCAGGTTCTGTGTTGACGGTCACTAGCGTCACATCAGGTAGCATTTACTTGGGTCAGACGGTTCAAGGGCCTTATTTGCCTGTTGGAACGGTAATTGTGTCTTATGGCACAGGTGGTGGTGGAACTGGTACTTACAACATCAGTACATCAGTAACCATAGCATCACCTGAAACAATGTATGGGCTTAACTTTTCTGTTTTGTCAAATTCTGATGGTGCTTTTTCAGGTGGCACATCGGTCGACATCGTAGACAACTATTTTGTTTACTCACGTCCTAATTCTCAATGGTGGGGGGCATCTGACCTTTTGTCTCCCATTTCACCTCAAGCATCTTATAGCTTGAAAGACGGTGCGCCTGATAATTTGGTGGCTTTGATTGTTGACCATCGAGAAGTGTATTTAATGGGTGAACAGTCATCTGAGGTATGGAATGATGTAGGCGCAGTACCTTTTCCGTTTCAGCGCATACCAGGCACATCTACCCAACACGGCATTGCAGCTCCTAATTCACTAGCTCGTGTAGGTAATTCATTCGCTTATGTAAGCAGAAACAACCGTGGTCAAGCAGAAATCATGCAAATGAGTGGGTATATTCCACAACGCATTTCTACTCATGCGGTTGAGAACACATTGGTTAATCAAGTCATCAATGATGCGGTTTCTTGGACCTATCAACTAGAAGGTCATGAAATTTATGTCGTTACCTTTCCTAGCATTGGAATTAACGGCATAACATGGGCTTATGACTCAACCACTAATATGTGGCATAAGTGGCTATATTGGACAAACAATTACGAGCGTCACAGAGGTAATTGTTGTGCGGTGTTTCAGAACATGGTTTTGGTTGGTGACTATTCCAACGGAAAAATCTATATGTTGGACAAGACCAATTACACGGATGATGGCAACACAATTAGAAGATTAAGACGTGCTCCACATTTGGTAAGTGACTTGCAACGTCAATATTTTGAAGAATTGCAGATTCAATTTCAACCTGGTGTTGGAACATCAGGCTTGTGGTTTAACAATCCTACTTATTCACCTAATCCAACAGTTATCACAATTGCACCTGACCAAAGTTTAGCGATTGGCCCTAATGAAACATTGATTATTGGATTCAATTCACAACAAAATCAATTGGATCAAACGACTAACCCACAAGCGATGTTGAGATGGTCAAATGACGGTGGTTCTACTTGGTCAAACGAGCATTGGGTTTCTATTGGACCTTTGGGTAAATATAAAAATCGTGCCATTTGGAGACGATTGGGTTGGTCTAGGGATAGAGTGTTTGAGGTTGTCGTTAGCGACCCTGTAAATGCGGTGATTGTTTCTGCTAATTTAAAAGCTAAAGTGGGGACAAACTAATGGCTAACGGCTTATATTCTTCACCTCAAGTTAATTCTTATCCACAATCTGAGTTTTTGGATAAGTCGACCAATCGACCAACAAGGGCTTGGCAACAGTTTTTACTCAACTTGGTTAACTTCACAAGTGCTTCAAGTGCGTCCACACAATCAGGTGGTCCAACAGTACCTGCTAACCCAGTTGGTTTTATAAACATTACTGTAAATGGTAAGCCATTTAAAGTTCCATATTACAATCCTTGATATGACATTAGCAACAGAATTTAAACAAAAAGAAGGCACTTTTAAGTGTGAACCTGACGTGGGTCATCATTTTTCTGATGGTCTTTACGCAAAGGAAATTTCGTTGCCTAAAGGTTATGTCATTGGTCAACACGCACATAAATATGCTCATTTGTCGGTTTTAGCCAAAGGCAAAGTCTTGGTAGAAACTGACGATTGGAAAAAAGAAATTCAAGCGCCATCTTGCATTGAGATTAAGGCGAATACTTATCACAAAATCACAACGATTGAAGACACAACATGGTTTTGCATTCATGCAACGGAAGAAACCGATCTTCAAAAGATTGATGAAGTCTTGATCCAAAGGGGTTAATTATGTACGGTTACGTTGATGAAAGCGGAAATATTGGTGTTGGCGATACAGGAGCTGGTGCTACAAGCGTCAACGGTTCAGTAGACACTAGCGGTCTAGGTGGATTGCTTGGTGGTGGTGGCCTTGGCACAGGTTTGTCTTTGTCTGCTCTTGGCGCATTGTTGGGAACATACGCTAATCAACAAGGTATTTCTAAAGCATCTGATCTAATTAACAATTATGGTGGTCAGGCTTTACAAGGTTTGAACAACACAATTAACGGTCAGATTGCACAAAACCAAGGTAATCGTGCTGATTTGTATAATGCAGCGCTTTATGCTCAAAATGCCCTTACCAACAACTTAGGTAATCAATACAACGCTTATCAGCAAGGTAATCAGCAATTTGGAAATACTGCTGCAAATTACGGTAATCAATTAACCAATAACCTAAACAACCAATATGCCAACTACAACGCTGGTAATCAGTTGTTTGGTAACACGGCTGCTAACTATGGCAACCAACTAGGACAAAATTTAGCTAATCAATATGCTACTGGCAACCAAGCCAATCAAGCATTTGGAAACGTTGCAGCAAATTATGGCAATCAATTGTCTAACAATTTGGCTTCACAATTTGGTTTAGGTGGTGCAATACAAAATAATTTGTATGGAAACCAAGCTAATGTTGCAGGTCAAATGGGCAACATCTTAGGTCAACAACAAGGTTATGCAAATCAAATTGGTGGTGAACTAGGTGGTAATACCGCACAAGCTCAAGGCGCATTAAACAATGCTTTGAACATGGCAGGTAACGCAACCAATCAAACTGCTCAAAATATTGCCCAAAATGCGGGTCAAGCACAAGGTGTTTTAAGTGGTGTTTATGGTAACCAACAAGGCCAAGCTAGTGCAAACCAAGCAAACCTTTTAGGAAACTATGGTGCTACACAAGGTCAACTTGGTAACATCTACAACCAACAATTAGGTTTCCAAACACCATATCAACAAGTCGGAACTACTGGTTCTCAGGCTTTGTTGAACAATATGGGTTATTTGCAAAACCAATTCAATGCAAATGACCTTAATGCCAATTTAGCACCTAACTATCAGTTTAGCTTGCAACAAGGCCAAATGGCTAACCAAAGAGCTGCCAATGCTATGGGTGGTGGATTTGGTGGTAATGCGTTGGCAGGGTTGAATCAGTACACTCAAGGTTACGCACAAAACGCTTATCAAAATGCGTTTAACAACTACCAAGCACAACGTCAAAACATTTACGGCAACCTTGCAGGTTTGGCAGGTATTGGTAACACAAGCGCAGGACAAATCACAAGTTTAGGTAACACATTAGGTTCTAACTTGGGTAGCTTGTCATCTGCTTTAGGTGGTAATTTAACTAGCAATACAGGTAACTTGCTTGGTGCTGGTACGGCTTACGGTGGAAACCAAGCTAACTTGGCATCATCATTAAACAATGCTTTGGTTAGCAACACAGGTAATTACTTGGGTTCTGTTAATCAATATGGTGCTAATACTGCTGGTTTGGCTAATGCTTTGAATAGCGCCATCAACACAAACGCAGGTCAGTTGCAAAATGCAGCAACAAACTATGGTTCTAATCTTGGATCATTAGGTCAAAACTTAGCTAGTAACCTTGTATCTAATGCCGGTCAAGTGCAAGGCGCTGCCAATCAATATGGTGGAAACTTAACAAGTTTAGGTAATACTTTAACAGGCGCTTACGGCACAAATTACGGTAACTTAATTGGAGCAGGAAACCAATACGGTGCTAACACCACAAGTCTAGGTAATGCTTTAACAAGTGCCTATGGTACTAATTTAGGTAACTTACAAAACGCTGCCAACCAATATGGCGGTAACGTAACCAATTTGGGTACAAACCTAAATTCATTGTATGGTTCTAATTTAGGTAATTTATTGAGTGCTGCTAACCAATACGGTGGTAACCTTTCAAGTTTGTCTAATACTTTGGGTGGTAACCTCACATCAGGCTCTAATGCTTTGTTGGGTGCAGGTTCACAATACGGCACTAACTTGGCATCGTTGGCTACTGGATTGGGTGGCGCACAAGCTCAAAACGCTATTGCATCTGCTAATGCAAACGCAGGTGCTTTACAGTCTATTGGCAACACCGCTTTGTTGGGTTCTATTTTAGGAAACAAACAATCTAGCGGTGGCGGTGGAGGTGGGGGCGGTGGTAGTTTACTGAACACCATTGGTAATATTGGTAGCTTTTTAGGCTTTTAAGAGGTAAATCATGCCTGATTTTTCAATGAACGTTCAATACCCCCAACAGCAACAAATGAGTTTGGCAGATATGCTAAAACTTGCTGGTGGAGCACAGGCGTACCAACAAGCTCAACAACTTAATCCTGTTCAACTTGAAACTGCTAGGCTTGCACAACAAAAAGCTCAACAAGAAGTCAATCAAGCTCAACAATTAAATCCTATTGCAGTTAAAAAAGCTGGTGAAGAATTAACTTCAGCACAAGAAGTTGCAAAGCAAAATTTAATTAAAACATTGCAAGATACTCAAACTCAAAAAGCAAATCAATTTAATGCTTTAGCAGGAGCACAAGTTTCTTTGATTAACAATCCTTTGGTGATCAAAGCAGAAAAAACCCCTGAAAGTTTGTCGCACATAGAAAGATTACAACTTGGTAATTTAGTTGCTCAGAATGTTTTAAATACTGCTCATGCAAAAGGTATTTCTGAAAAAGAAGCAATGGATCAAGTCAATCCTATGATTGAAAAGATTTTGAGTGATCCTAGCTCAACACGTCAAGAATTAAAACAATTGCATATTCAAACCTTGGATAATGCGTCAAGAACTAGCGCACTTACTCCAAGCGGTATTGCGGTCAACTATGGATCAGGTGGTCAAACAACATCTACCAATCCTTTTGGCGGTACACCACAAGGTCAAGCGATTCCTGGCACTCAATATACCCAAGGTCTTGCACCATCTGTTCAAACAGGAGCTACACAAGCGCCTTTTGTTATGAGTGGTCAAGCCGGTGGTGTCAATCAACCTAATATGCAAAGACCTATGGGACAAACTCAAGGTCAACCACCATTGCCACCAGGTATGCCTTTAGGCCAACCACAAGGTCAAAGTAGTGCACCTAATTCTATGGTTAACCAATTTGCTGAACGTGGTGGAATACAAATTTCACCAGGGGAAAACTATAATTCATACAGAAATAGAGTTGAAAGATTAGGTTCATTACCTAAAATAGCAAATCAAGCAATGAATTTGGGTAATCAAGATTCAGTACCAAATCAAGAATATACCAACGATAAAATTTTAAAATTGTTGGAAAAGAAAAACTTAGAAATTGGTCCAATTCAAAATGCTATTGCTAACAAAACTGGTGGAATTGGTTTAACAAGTGACCAACAAGAAGTTATTAAATATCTTGAGCAACGTATTAGACAAGAATCTTCAAGAAGTAATCAAGATGAAAATTCACAACGTAAAGCCTATGGTAGTTTTGGAACATCAAAAGATGCCTTGTTAGACATTCTTTACAATGACAAAGGTTCATTAGCTTCTCAACGTTTGTATCATCAAGGTATTTTGAAAAACCAAGGTAATCCAAATCAACCTAATTTGTCCAACATCAATAATTTTGAAAATAAATTTGTTCAATTAAATACTGATCCAAATGTTACACATCTGTTGGGTGTTATTGGAACAAAATCATTAAATGAATTATCACCTTTAGATGTTCAACATTTGAAAAAATCATTTGGTAATATGTCTCAAAAACAAATAGAAAATCTATTTGACAAAAAAGCTCAATTAGAGGCATTGGCTAGAGGTGAAAAATGACCACTAACATAAGTGCAAATGATTTAATTAGTTTATTGGGAAATCAAAACCAAAAAACAGAAGCAGTTCCTGTTAATTCTGAAAACTTTTTAAAACTTTTAAAGTCAACACCTGAACAACAAGATGAAAATTTTGGTTCTGTTGTTGGTAAAAAAATATTAAATTTGCGTTCAGATTTAGGACAAAAAACTGCTGGTGCTTTAGATACTATTTTAGGTATCGTTCCGCAAACAATTAAACAAGCCACTTATGCAAGTGCTAGAGCAGCACAACAACCTGAAAATAAAGCCGAACAATTTTCACAACAGTTGTCTTCATATTTTGAACCCAAAATAGGAAAGATTTTTGGTGTTGAAAATACTGAAGGATATAAACATCCTTTAGGTGAAACAGTCAGTAATATCAGTTCTGATGTTGGTCAAACTATAAAAGATTACGCAACAAAATTGGGTTTAACACCAACACAAATTTCAGCAACATTGGCAAAAACTGGTGTTAATGTTCCTGTTGGTGACATAACAAATATGTTGGGTACTCTTGGGTTGGCAGCTCCTGAATTGGGTAGTTTAGGTACTACTGCTGCAAAAACTGCTTTAAAAGATGTAGGTAAGAAAACATTGTCTGATTTAGAAATCAGAAAGATTCCTGCATCACAAATGACACCTAATGGTGTTTCTATTGGTGCAGCAGCATCTACACCAACATCAACTATTCAGGCCATGAAAGCCAATGCTTCACCTGAATTGCAAATGAAAATTGATGAATTAGGTCATGAAAATATTGACCCAGTTGCATTGCAAACAAAGTTATTAGAAGAAAAACACGGTGTTTCATTGTCTAGTGGTCAGAGATCAGGAAACATTCATGATTATGCTCAACAATGGAATAGTAGAGGCGCACATCCAACGACTTTAGGTTCTTTGTTTGAAAATCAACCAAAACAAGTTGCTGAAGCATTTGATAAACAAATGGACACTCATGGTGAAAATTTGTTTGATAGAAGCCGAGAAGGTATTGGTAATGCTGAAATCAATGGCTTGGTTGAAAAAGATAAGCAACGTTTAGCAAATATAAATCAAGCCTACAAAGATTTAACTGACGCTAATGGTGGTCAATTTCCAATTGATACCAATACGTTAAAACAAAACATTGATAATCAATTAACTAAAAAGTATAAGTCAAGACATTTTTCTAATGCGATGAAAGGTGATTTAGAAGATTTTTATACAAATCCTACTTTTGAAGGTTATGAAGCACTACGCAGTAATTTAGCTGATGAAATCAGAAGTGCAGAAAACGGAAAAGCAAGACAAGCTGCTTATATTGTTCGTGACGAACTCGAAAATTTACCGATATTTGGTGAACAAGGTGGCGATCCAAGGGCTATTCAACTCAAGGCTTTGGCTGATAAAGCAAGGGCTTTGTATAAAGAACGTGCAGACACTATCAGAAGTAATCCTGCTTATGCTGCTGCTATTAAAGAAGCGGTAAGCGATAAAGAAGCATCGGCAGGTTTAGAACCATTAAATGCAGAAAAGTTCCACAACAAATATGTTACTAATGGAACATCTGAAACAGTAAGACGTATGCTTGCTGAAGTTGGTGAAAATTCTGAAGCGCATCAAGCGATGAAAGTTGGTGAGTTGCAAAGACTAAAAGAAGCTGCTGGCTTCAAAGGTAATGCAATTAACTTTAACCCAACTTCATTGAATAATGAGATTTTTAAACAAGACACAAAACATAAAGCATTGTTTGGTCCTGAAGGAAAAGAAAGCATCAATGAAATTAACTTTTTGGGGAATAAAATTATTCAACCAAAAACAGGTACTTTCAATCCATCAAATACTTTGTCAGGTTATTTGCAACAAATGGCTGGTTTGGGTGCGGAAACAGGCGCAGCATTCTTAACTAATGGTTGGTCTACACCTGCTATTGGTGCAATCAAAAAAGGTTTGGAATTGCGTAAAGATGCACAATTTGGACCTAAATCAATAGACCCCTATGAAGGACTTACAAAATGAGCGTTTTACTAGCCCCAATCGGTAATGGTTTTCAGTTTTTCACATCTGTTGGGCCTTCTGTGCCTTTGTCAGGTGGATACATCTATACCTATCAAGCTGGCACTTCAACCGCTTTAGCGACTTATACAACAAGTTCAGGAACGGTTGCTAACACCAATCCTATTGTTTTGGGTGCTGACGGTAGACCACCACAAGAGATTTGGTTGACTAGCGGATCAAATTACAAGTTTGTTCTAACTGATTCAAGCAACAATCAAATTGCAACGTATGACAACCTATATGGAATTGTAAATAGCGCACCTGTGGCTAACCCTGTGCCATCAGGCTCAATCATTATGTGGAGTGGCTCGATTGCAGCTATTCCATCAGGCTATGTTATCTGTAATGGTAGCAATGGAACACCCAACTTGTTAGATTCTTTTGTTGTTGGAGCTGGTAATAACTATGCCGTTGGTAATACTGGTGGATTTATAAATAATTCAACATCATCAACAGGCGCATATTTGCCATTGTTTTATGCTTTAGCATTTATTATGAAAACATAACATGGATGAGAAAATGATCACAATGACGGAACATCGTTTATCAGTTCATGAGCAAGTTTGCGCTGAACGTTACGAGGGCATTCAGAATGCTTTGTCCAAAGGCGATAAACGCATGAGCAAGATTGAATATTTGCTTTATGCGGTGATTGTTTGCGTGCTGATGGGGCCTGGTGTTGCTGCAACCTTTTTCCACAAGTTGTTTGGTATGTAAATGCCACTTGCGTTTGTTGCTTTAGCTTCAAGTGCCGTAAAAATAATAAAGGAATCGTGTGAACTCTATAAAGAAGGTCGGCAAATCGTTACTGACATTGCCCATGAAGTTGATGGAGTTGTCAAAGACGTTAAGACAGTACAAAAGAAAGCCAAAGGGTTACTTGGGTTCTTAGACGCTTTATTTGGTGAAAAAGAAAAGCCAAAGGAAGAAGTTCAAGCACCAGTAGTTAAAAAGAAAAAGAAGCAACCACCGCCTGAGTTTGATGAGAATCTGATTTACAAGCAAGTAGCAGATTCTTTAACAAAGTTCTTTCAAGCCTACAACGGCCTAAAGAATTATGTTAAAGAAAAGCAAGAGTTATCGTTGCACGTTGATGACGAGGAAGGTCAGGCTTTGGCTATCCAAATCACGATTGCAGAATTGCAAATGGAGAAGATTTCATCTGATCTTAGCAATTTTATGGTTTACTCTGTTCCAAATGAATTAAAGGATTTGTACACAAGGATCAACGCAACGATTGGGGATATTGCAACAAAACAAGCATTGGCTAGAAGGGAAGAACTACTGAAGGAAAGAAGAGCAAAATGGCAACGTCAGCAAAAGGCAAGCCTAATCCAAAATCGAGTGGCGGTTTCAGTAATTACAGTTCTGATGCTTCTGTACGTATGGATTCTGATCATAAGTCTGACTCACTAGCCATTTTGTTAATCATTGTTCTTTTGGTAATCATTCTTTTGTTTTTGCCTTTGTTGGCTTGGATGTACACCGATATCAGAAAGATGGAAATCAGAGTTGATAAAGCTCTAACGAGGATTGAAGGCAAATGATCAAAAAATCAAGTTTTCTATACACTTCAATGTTGATATGTATATTTTTGCCGTTTTTGTGTACAAGTTGTAATGACACATATAGGTACTATTGCCAAGACCCCGATAACTTTAGCAAAGAGCGTTGCCAAAAACCAAGATGCGAATTTAACCAAGATTGCCCCGAATATTTAGTTGCCCCAATATTGGAGAAAAAAATTGAAGGAATTACTACTGCTCCTCCTCAACAGTCCCAAGGAACGACTGTCTGCCGATGAGATAGAAATTAGGGTTCGGTCTTTTGTGATCATTGTGGTGACCTTGATTCTTGCTTTCATCGTGATGGCTTTGCTTTATTCGGTGACGTTTGTTAGCCAACCAATCAAGGCTATGGCCCCGATTGACCAAGCGTATACCAAGATGCTCAACGACATTGTTTTGTTGATTGTGGGTGGTATTGGGGGCATTCTGACCAAGGGTTTGACGAATGAAGCCACAAACATGATGAATGCAGCCAAGGCAAACAAAGATTCTTATGTCGCACCGCCACCACCACCACCTGCTCCTATTATTGTTTCTAGCCCTAATTGGACGGCTCCTCCACCACCTACGACACCGCCAACGCTAGAAGCGGACCATGAGAGAGAGAGAATGGCGCAAGCAAGGGCAGGGTTATGAGTTGGTTGTCATGGTTTATTGATGACTTGTTTTATTGGATTGCCGTTATTGCACTTGTAGGAGGCGCAATAGCGTATGTTTTAAGCAACTTTATAGGGTATATCCCTATGCTTAAAGCTCATGCCATGATCTTCAGGGTCGTGGGTTTGTTAATGGTTATATCAGGAGGTTACTATGTCGCAGATCATCACGGCTATGAAAGAAGGGTTGCTGAAGATAAAGCAGAAATTGAGCGACTTAATGCAGAAGCTCGGTCAAAAGAAGTCGAGTTAAGTGGCAAACTAGCCAAGGCAAATGGTCAACTGAAGAAAGCAAAAGATGACATTAAAATCAAACAGGCTAGTATTGATGCTCGCATTGACAATGGTGAGTTGCGCCTCCCCTCCACCTGTGGTGTACAAGCCGATTCAAGTTCCACCGTTGGGGATGGACCCAATCGAGCCGAATCTGACAAACAGGCTCTTAAAGATATTGTCTCCATCGCAACAGAAGGAGACTCAGCCATCGTCAGCTACAACTCCTGTATTGCCCAATACGAAACCGTAAGACAGATGGTCAATGAGGGGGTTAAATGATCAGCGCTGAAAAACTTCATGCTTTGGGTATTGGGTCAGAATGGTCCGAACCTTTGACCACAACCTTTACAACGTTTGGGATCAACGATGTTAACCGCCAAGCTGCGTTTATTGGACAATGTTCACACGAGTGCAAACACTTCAAAACATTGGAAGAAGACCTTAACTATCGACCCGAAACCCTTCAAAGATTGTTTGGTCACAAATTCAAGCCTGAAGAAATTGCCCTTTATGCCCACAATCCCCAAAAAATTGCAAACAGAATTTACTCTAACAAAATGGGAAACAGAGATGAAGCAAGTGGAGATGGGTATCGTTTTAGAGGAAGAGGTTGTATCCAATTGACTGGACATGATAATTATTGGCACTTTGGTCAATCTATCAAGCAAGACATGGTTGCCCATCCTGATTTGGTAGCCACACCGATGTACGCTGCACTCTCAGCAGGTTGGTTTTGGCAAACACATGGGTGCAATGACCTAGCTGAAACGCAAAATTGGGTAGGATTGACCAAGCGCATCAATGGTGGAACAATTGGTCTAGATGAGAGAATTTCTTTAACTAAACGTGCGTTAGACGTACTAGGAGCTTAACATGGCAACCCATTTTAAATACACCAAAGGCGAAACCAAACAAGAGATGGACAAGCACTTTGTCATCAAAAAAGATTGGGAAAAAGAGCGTGAACATGTGATGAAATTGGAAAAGGAACTCAAAAAGCATGAAAAAACAGACATTTCTCGTGCCCATCCAATGCACTCACATGATGGCGGTATGCGTCAACCTTCAGCCGGTATTCCTGCCTTGCGTAAAGGCTAAATACAGGTCGGTCAATGGCACGTTTGGAGGCCATTGATCACTTACACACAAGATATGTAGCGTCTTGATGTGGGCATGACACCAAGTGTCGATGCGTTCTTCCTTGTTCAACTCATGACCTTGGTCTATTTCATGATGGCATGATTGGCATAAAGCAGCGATGTAGTTATCGCTTGCTTTAATGCCTCTACCCTTTCCGCCATGCCAATTACTGTGCGCTGCTTGGGCTAGATGGAAACCACACCGCTGACAACTTAGGGTAGATACTAATCGGAGTAGGTTCTTGTTCCGCACATATTGATTCTTCGGAAATGCCCTCAATGGTGGTGAATCTGTGTCTGTTTTGGCATTCATATCTTCTTCTTCTAGTATTGTTGTCGTTGACTCTAGACTCAATTGTTCTTGTTTTGGCATCGCAAACTGGACATTTCATTCATGACTCCTGATGGCTAGACGTTCTGAGGCTTCTCTTGTGCGCCAAATTTGGATTGATAGGTCCGCAGATTGGAGTTGTAGTTTAAGCGTTTCCTCGAACTCTACGGCCTTTGCTAACGCATAAATCAGCTTTCCATAGGCTTCACTACTCAATGCCTCACGTTCTTGCGCTACGGCCTGTTTAAAGCCGTTTTGGAAGGCTTCTGTCATCAAGAATGCTTTGGTTGCTTTTAACTCCAACTCAACCTTAACCCTCATGGCTTTGGCTTGTGCATAAAGAGAGGCATTATTGTAGATAAATTCAGCGTTTTGTTCAGGAGTCATGGTTCACCATTAAGTAAGCTAACCAAATACAAATCATTACCAAGCCAGCACTCATGCAAGCACAAATTAAGGAAATGATGGTAATCACAAAGGTTAACAGGGTCATTCTTGTCCCCTTGCTCGGATTGAGTTTGCAGCAAATTCATATTCTTTAAATCCAGCAATGTTTAATACTGTTTGAGCACATTCCTCACGTTCTTTTTCTGCTATCAGTCTAGCAAACTGTTCTAGTTTATCTAGCCACATTAACTCACCTCCAACATAGTCGTAAGGTAAATTTGCTTGATTAGCCATTTCTATGATTTCTTCTTTAGTCATTCTGCCTCCCTAATCATTATTTCTACAAAAGGTTCACCATAAACCTTGGTTGCGTGTAAATCCACAATTTGTGTGTCATCATCGTAAACAATGCCATTCATGGCATCTAAATAGGCTTTAATGATGTTGTCAATGTCAGGCTTTTTAGAAGGCCTTTCTGCGCCTATTAAACAAGCCTCTCTGCGCTTTTTAGGATACGACTTAGGCACAGGCATGGAAATGTAAATAAATGCTTCTAAATCGGTTTTAAACGGTTCTGATGCCCCCATCGCACGTTTAGCCTTGTCAACAATGAAATCTTCATATTCAAGTGTTGATTTGGGTGTGTAGGTAGAAACAAAGTTTCCCCTTCTTGCGAATCTGGGCCTTCCCTTCCCTTTAGGTAGCCCTTCAACTTTAAACATGACGATCAGCATTGAGTTCCTTAATTCTTTGGGCAATGAGTTTGCCTATTCCATGAAAAGCAGGTTCTTGTTCCATTAGCTTAACTTGTTGACGAACATAGTCAAGCCATGCAGGTTTAATGGCTAATTTGGCATAGTGATCGACAATCAGTTCAATCTTCACTTAGGATATTCCATGCTGTTGCCGCACAAAGTGGGACTTGTCCATTTCCAATGGCTTTAAGTCTGTCCACTCTAGAGGCCATCCCATCAGCCACTCTGTCCAAGTTGGGTTCAGCTTGCCACCATTGTGCAGACCCGAAACTTGTTCCCCAAGATTTCCTTTTCCCCTGTCTCTCAATGCGTGTCTTGAATCTTGAGCTTTTGGAGTTCCCCAAACATGAGTAAATCCAGATTCTTTCGCGTCTATGGTTTGCACCAATGTCGGCAGCAGATATAACTCCCCACCTACTGTCATACCCCATTGCGGTAAAGTCTGCAAGGACTCGTTCAAGTCCTCTAGTAACGAGCATTGGACTGTTCTCCACAAATGTGTATTTGGGTCGTATTTCGCCAATAATCCTTGCCATTTCTCGCCACATTCCTGATCGTTCTCCATCAAGTCCATCTCCGTTTCCTGCAACTGAGATATCCTGGCATGGAAATCCTCCCGATATAACGTCAACAATTCCTCTCCAAGGTTTTCCATCAAAGGTTTGAACGTCATCCCAAATCGGGAAAGGCGGGAGAAGTCCGTCATTTTGTCGGGCGCACAATACGCTTGCTGGGTATGGTTCCCATTCGACTGCACAGACTGTTCGCCATCCAAGCAAATGTCCCCCAAGTATTCCTCCACCAGCGCCTGCGAATAAAGCCAACTCATTCATTTGCCCCCCTTTAACATCTTAAATTTAGCCTTAACATCATCAGGCATTGATACTGCTTTCAAAGCATCTTCTTCTAGCTTAACAAGAACAGGATCACGTTCTGAGCTTGATGGGACTGTCTGATGAACAATGTCAGCTTTGTTAGCAACCCATTCAGCTTTAAATGTTGTCCATCCTCTTGAGCAACATTCTTTGATGGCATCTTCTAAACTGATTTTTGCCTTATCTGCTTCTTTTTGAATAGAGTTAAGCAAGGTTTGAGTTAAGGGTTTGTTTTTGGCTTTCAGAACTTTTTCAAAATCCATATATATATGGTTATTGGTTATTGGTTCTTGGTTATTGGTTGCATCAAGTACCCTTGATGTACCCATCATGTACCCATCATGTGACCTTAAAGTGTCTAAATATTCCTCTAATTTACCCTCATTAAAGTAATGAATGTACCTAGATTTGTTTACTAAATGTTTCAAATTTGGGTTATCTCTGATAAAACTTCCAAAAGAAGAAATACCTTGATGTTCCCTAAATTTCTTAATTTCCTCATCTGCTCTTGGATGAATATATCCATCTGGTGTATCTCGAAAGAATTCATCTAAAACAGATAGCACTTCCTGTTCGTAATCTTTCATACGAATTTGTCGAGCAATTGTTCTTTGTTTTATTGGTGCTTCATGCAGGTAATAATGGTCTAGCAACCTGCGAAAAGCTATGTCTTCAATCACAGTTAAGTGATGGGTATGGGATTGATAATCCCCAATATGGAAATTGTAGTAGTGCATATAACCTTACGTTCTTGGTTGACGTTACTGAAAAAACATTGGCAGGACGGTAACGAATCGTCTTTTCGGGAGCTACCCTAGCCATGTCTTAAACAATTTTACCTGTAAAGAAACCATTCAGGATGTAAAGATTGCATTTGCCAAATTCTTGCCTGGGGAGGTATTTCACCCCACTGAGAAATAGCAGCTTTAGAAATACCCAATATTTTGGCTAGTTCTGTAACTGATCCTGCAAACTGTATAGCTTCTTTTTTGGTAATCATGCTTAAATTATACTGGTAATGCAGATTTACAACAATTAAGTTAACTAAATACAACATTAGGGGAACTACTTAACAAAAAGCATTGACTGGTAGTTAATCTAGCTTAAAATAAGCATCAATCCACAACACATCGTAGTGGTCTTTTAAGGAAGCAAGTATGACAAAGCAAGAAGCCAATTTGATCTTAGATCAAGTCAAAGTGGGTATACAACACCCAATACTCCTAATCAATCTAGCATTGACCATTACAGGGGACTTAACATGAAATTCCACAGAACAATCAACGAAGCCTTTCCCAAAACAATGGAGTATGGATGCTCTATTGAGAAACCAAGATTAACTCGTTCAGAGAGAGTGTTAACAGTTGTTTACGCTTTAGCTGCCTTGGTTGTGATGTTTGACCTTTTCTTTTGGAGGCCATGATGACTAGATTTGAACACATACAAAAATCATGTAATGAAGCATTGGAAAAATACAAAATTGCTGATGAACTTAACTTCCAAGTTGGGTATTACAGGGCACAGGTCGCATCACTTTGTATTGACATTGAATGTTTGCATGATGAGATGGAATATTTAGAAAAAGAAATTAAAGAATTAAAAAGGGAATTAGCATGAAACAAATTGCATCAGCATTGGTTAAAGCTCAGAAGGCATTTGGACCAGCTCTCAAGTCTAGCCTTAACCCACATTTCAAAAGCCGTTACGCAGCTCTTGATGCTTGTATTGAAGCCGTTATTGATGGCCTTAACGACAATGGCATCTATTTACTTCAAAAGAACTACGATTGCGACAATGGAGTCATGGTAGAAACCGTATTTGTTCATGAGTCGGGTGAAATGCTTGAATGTGGCATTGTTCACTTTCCAGCAGTTAAGCAAGACCCACAAGGTTACGCATCTGCCTTAACTTATGCAAGACGTTATTCCTTAATGGCAGCTTGTGGCATAGCTCCTGAAGACGATGACGGCAACAGAGCAAGCGCACCCAAGCCTTTTAAATCACAAGTTGACCCCAAGCAAATTGACCATTTAATTGAAAAAATGAGGGCAACAGAGACAAAAGAAGCCTTGGTTGCGAGCTACAAGATAGCCCATGCTGCCTGTTTCCATGAGAAAGATTGGGAAGCCAAGGTTGTTGCAGTTAAGGACGAACTTAAAAAGGCCTACGAATGATTGACTTAAAAGAAGAATACTATTTTGAGTACATGGAGGAGCTGTCTTACAAACGCTATCAGCAAGTGTTAAGAAGATATCCTGATTGTCGTGACCCTGATCATCCTGAATGTGAACTATGTAGAGAGGAAGAAAATGATTGAACAAAGAACAGAAGCATGGCATCTTCAGCGACTTGGTAAGGTAACGGCTAGTCGAGTTGCTGATGTCATAGCCAAGACCAAATCAGGACCAAGCGCAAGCCGTGAGAACTATGCCACCCAATTGGTGTTAGAAAGGCTTACAAACACCGTAGGAGACGCTTATAGCAACGCAGCAATGCAATGGGGTACAGAAACCGAACCAAGCGCTAGAAACGCTTATGAATTGAAAATGGGCACATTTGTACAGGAAGTCGGATTTATTGACCATCCAACCATTGCGATGAGTGGCGCTAGTCCTGACGGCTTTGTTGATGACGGATTGATCGAAATCAAATGTCCAAATAGCACAAATCACCTCGATACATTAGTTAATCAAAAAGTTCCTACTAAATACATTCCACAAATGCAATGGCAAATGGCTTGTACTGGTCGCAAATGGTGTGATTTTGTGAGTTTTGACCCAAGAATGCCTGAAAATCTTCAGTTATTTGTTAAGCGTATTGAGTTTGAGGCACAGTATGTGAAGATGTTAGAACTAGAAATCACAGAGTTTTTAGAAGAAGTTAATCAAAAAGTAATCACATTAAGGAATTTAAATGTCTAAATTAGTCAAAGAAATCAGCGTTATTTCAGGTTCATACACCAATGCCGATGGCATGAAAAAGAACAGATACACAAGAATTGGGTCAATTATTGAGACACAAAACGGTGAAATGCTCAAGTTGGACACCATTCCTTTGGTTGAAGGTGGTTGGAATGGTTGGGCTTACTTGAACGACCCAAAGCCTAAAGATGAGTTTTTGCCAAGGCCACAGATGCAAACTAGACAAACATCAAGGCCAGTTTTTGATGACGATTCAATTCCCTTTTAAGGAAATAGCATGACTAAAGATGAAACATTACAACTTGCATTGGAGGCGTTGGAAATAAATTTAGTTTTTCTGAGGAAAGTAAAACCGTTCAAAGGGCAAGAAGATTTGGCATCCGACTGTGTGGCTATGACAAAAGAAACCATCACTGCCATTAAAAAAGCACTAGAAACAAAAGATGAGCCTGTGGCGTGGGGCATGGAAACAGACGGTCTTATCTATGATGTAATCTGCCCTGCCGAGCACGAGCGTGAAGAAGGTGAATATACAACACCTCTCTATACCACACCACAACGCACATGGGTAGATGTAATGCGTGGAGTTCGTGTTGAAGGTAAAAATGTGGTGATCACGGTTAAATGTGGAAATGATGAAGCACGGTTTTTGTGCAAAGAACTCATTCACGAAATGCAAATGAATAAGGAAATAACATGAATGATGTTGAATTAATAATTTTTGGAGTTTTTATTTCTTTTTTTGTTGCAATCATCAAAGCAATTATTCAAACCCTTGCTGAAAGATGGTCTAAAAAAGAATGGGTTGAATTGACTGATGAGGATAAACAAAAATTAGTTGCAGAGCATCACGATTGGGAAAGTTTATATTTTGCGATTCAAGCCAAGCTGAAGGAGAAAAACACATGAGCGACTTATTTAATATGATGAATTTACCTAGTTTTGGCACTTTGCCTAAGTTTTTGGTCCGCAAAAACGACCCATCGACATCGCATGAGGCAGCGGAGAAGGTTGACACCCAAACGCTTGAAAAAATAGTTTATGAGGTCATCAGAAGCCATCCTGATGGGTGTATTTCTGATGAAGTTCTTGCCCAGTTACATACTTTGCCCTATGGATCGGTAACGGCACGATACGCAGCACTCAAACGCAAAAAGTTAATCTATACAAATGATGAAAAACGCAACGGTAAAGCTGGTCGACCACAGTACGTCATGAAGGCGGTGTAAAAAAATAGTTGACAAACATAAATTGTGATATAGTGGAATGGCTACAAAAAGTAGTGTTTTTTGCAAAGAAACAAAGGATTTATCATGGGTTATCCAAAAATGGAAAAAATGCCTAAAGGTGTTATGTCTTCTGATATGACAGGTGACAAAAAGGTAAAAGTGCCTAAAGAGGACAAAGAAACTTTTAAGCCTGGTGTTTCAGGCGAGAAGATTCCCAAAGGCGCATTGTCTAGCGACACAAGTGGTGAGCGTAAGATGCCCATCATGGGTGGTGTTGGCATGGGTAAAGCTGACAGTATCGGAAGCCGTGAATCTAGTCACATGGGCCGTCACGATGGTCGTATGGGCGAAATGAAGGGCATGGTTACTGAGAAGTCAGTCTATGACCACAAGCGCTACGAGCACGATCAAGACAGTATGTAAAAAGCGAAACCCTTCTAAGTGAGCATACCTAGAAGGGCTTCTAATCAAGAAAGTAAGAGGGTACTTCCATGACTGAAAGAGATTGTAAATCATGCAATCATTTCTATGGCAAAGATTTAGGTGTTTGTAGACGATATCCTGTCTACCAAATGCGCCATGAAAATGAAGTGTGTGGAGAGTTTGCAAAGAGAGCAGTTGCCAAGCCTTTGCCCGATTCGAGTGAGTCGGGTGTTTTTTCGCACATGGAACGTCAATTGATGGAATTGCCGGTCTTAGAAGAACCTCCAAAGCGTAGAGGAAGGCCAAAGAAATGATTAAACCACTCAGAGACAAGATTATTGTCAGACCCGAAAGACGCATAAAGTCTGACTTATGGATACAGACCGCAGAGGCGGACACCGTTGGGTACGTTCTAGCAGTTGGCGATGAAGCTGCCGAAGAAGGCTTAAAAGTCGGTGACAAGATTTACTTTGGTACATTAGCCAAAGAATACAAAGACGAATACTTAAAGTTTAAAGATTTGAAAGACGGTGATGAACGCATCATCGTTATGTCATGGCAAGATGTTTGCT